AGTGCCTGCGTCTTGTTGCTCATATTCCCCCTTTAGGAATAAGGGCCGGAGGAGTGCCGCCCGCCCGGCCCGGATGCTCAGAGGCGTACAGATCTACGCCGTTGTATAGATAGGTAGACCGCTCACCTTAATGGTGATAGTAACAACCGCTTCCTTGTCCAGGGGAATGTCAACCCCGTACTCCGTCACCAAGCCTTTGAAATTCCATTGCCCGGGAGTGCTTTCCCCCGTCTCCTCTGAGGCCGGAGGCAGGACAAGCTGGAAAGGCAGCCGGGTCTTAGTGATGGCCGCCGCATAGACCGCTTGTTGACCGGCATCATCGGGCACGTAATTGACGGAGAATTTGACTTCGCCCGGATCGGTCAAAGTCGAGATAAACTCTTTCACCCCGCCCGGAGACTGCACGTTGGTTACGTCCGCCGTCTCGTTTTTCAGTTGCGGGCCGGATACGCTCTTAACCTCGCCAATCTGAGTGAAAACCGCAGGGCTGGCATTCGTGCCAATCGAGAGCACCAATCCCAACCCCGAAAAAGCGTTACTGCTTACATAGCTCATAGGTGTGTCACCTCACAAAAATATAGTTTTCAGTTATCAGTGTTCAGCCATCAGATAAGACCATCACTGATAACTGACAACTGATAACCGGCCACTACTCAACCGGGTTGATAATGTGCAGAGAGAAGTCCACTACGGCACGGTAGAGGAATGGGCCATCCTCGAAAGCGTCAACCTCCGACACCTTGAGGCCGCCCTGCATGTACGTGCCATCCGACAGCGGGCCGCGATAGGAGAGCAGGCACGCCTCCGCCGCCCGTTTCAAAATCTTGGCCGCGCCGTAGTTCTTACCGTAACAATCGAGTTGCACCCGCTTAAACTCCAAACGGTTGGTGCCCTGAGTGGAGGTTACGGACGTGCCCGTCACCACCGTATAGACCACCGCAGGCAGGGTGCTCTCCTCCGGCAATTGCACGGGAAACACTCCGGGCGTACCGTCTTGCCGCAAGAAAGGGCTGCCGCCCACCTGAGCCATGACTCCAGGATCATTCGCGAGGAGCGAAAACAGGCCAGCTTCAAACATTTTTCTTGATCTCCTCCGCGAGAATCAGCGTCAAGCCATCCGCAAAGCGGTTGATAACCTCATCACCCTTGCTCTCGAAAGTGGGCCGTACAAAGGACTGGTCTTTCATAAAAGAGGAGCCGCCGCTCCGCCGCTTGCGCCCGCCCATACCCAGCATGGAGGAGAGGGATTCTCCGGCACGGCTTGCCTTTCGCCCTATCTCTTGAAAGAGGCCCCAATACGTTCTCTTGCTTGGCCCCACCCGCACCGCGCCCTGCAAGTCGGAGTTAATGATGCGCTGCATGCCGATGTGCGAGGCAAGATCACCGGGCCAGCGTACCTCTTTAGGGTTTTCGGAGAGCTTAACCTTATCGAGCTTGGGAGCCCGGAGGCGCATCTCATCAACCCAAGCCTTGCACGCATAAGTCATGGCCTCGCGGAGCGCCCGCCGCGCCACGTCGAGAGGCATGCGCTCTAGCGTGCGCTGCAGTTTTTCGAGGCCGACTACCTTGACATCCAGTTCGCCGCTCATTGCCCAGGCCCTTGGTACGCGGAGTCGTCACGCTCGATGCAGTACAAAAGCAGAACATGGTGCTGCTCATCCGGGTTATCCACGTGCATAATCTGAAATTGGCGAGTAGTAATCACAGCCGGGCTGCCGATACCCTCCGCAAACCACACGTCCATTTTGGCCTTGACTCCGGCCATCCAGCGTATGGTTACAAGGTGAGTCACCTCCGCAACCACCTGCTGGGCTTGATAAAGCTCGCGCCCTGAAAGCGCCTCAATGCTGGCACGCACAGTAGCGAACACCGTAGCGTCTGCCGTTACAGGGCCGCCGAATTGATCCACTTGCGTGGAGAGGTTTATTATCTGGATTGCGTGGCGGAGCTTGCCCGCCCGAATTGTGTCGCGTCTTGGCATGTTCCCTCAACTCCGCCACGGCCCTCAAATCAAGGGCCCCCGTCTCGTATCGGCTAACCTTAATTTTCCTCATAGCCCATTACCGTAACCTTGTAAGGCGTAAGCAGCCGCGTCACCCCGATAGGCAACTCCACGAGCTTAAGGTCCGTGGTTGCCTCGCGGTTTTCATAGAGGTGAGCCGCGAGCAGGAGCACAGCCGCCTTGACCAGCTTGGGGCAAGTATCCACCGTGGCTCCGTCTCCGTAGCTTCCAGCCGTGTAAGTGATCTTGACGGAATCTGGCAGGTACATATCCGTGTAAGGCCAGTATTGGCCGTAGCGGGGCACTACGGAGCCCGGAGTGCCGTCCGTATCCACGTAGTAGGTTGCCGGGTCAGCCGTCTGAAGGTTGGCCGCCATATCGAGGTAAGTAATGCTCGCAACCGACACCAGGGACGGGCGAGGCAACTTAATGCGAAAGGCTTTCCAGAATGTGGAATAGTACCAAGCCTCGTGCAGGGAAGTGCTCCGCTGGGTGCCGTTCCACCAGGGAAAGAGCGGGAAGTGGTCAAGCGTGAGTTGCCATGTCTGATTATAGATGGCCCGCTTCATCTCGTTTTCGCAAAGCTCGCGGGCCGCTGGCATATAGATGCCGGTAAACAAGTCGTCGTCATCCGCAATCGTCACCCGGCAATGCTGCTTCACTTGCTCCAGCGTCACAGGCTCAACAACCGGAGCGGTAAGCATCTTGAGATTCAGAATCATAGTATTAACCAAAACGGTAGCGCAGAGTTGCGCCGCTTTTGCGCTACTCTGCGGCTCTTACGGAAAAAACGGAGCGGGCCGGATAAGGAGGAAAACCGGCCCGCCCCAAGTCGTCGACCAACCGAAGGGTTTATTTCTGGGTGAGGGCGATTATCGGGTGAGTTCCAGCGTCCGTAGAAATTCCACCCGCACGGCAATACCCCAAGAAGCCAACCTCCAGGGTGTCCATGAAGCGCTCATTCAAGCGCACAATCGCCAACCCCGGCTTGACTTCGCGGAGCAGATACCCCTGCTTAAAGTCGCCATAGAGCACGGAGACAGCCCCGGAATTGGAGCTTGTCCCACTGGCCGCATTCTCCATGTACTGATTGAGCACCACGCGCTTACCCAGCAGAGTATCAAAGGTGCCCACCGTTGGAGCCGGAATGTACAAAGGACGGCCCAGGGTGTCAGTAACGCCCAGCAGAGTGGCACGAGTCTTGGAATTGAAACTCCAGATGGCATCGATCCCATAGGCCGGGTCAAGAGCGCCGTATATGGCCACAAGGTCTGCCCACTGGATGGGCTTGGTAGTATCGAGTGTCGTCACCGCATCGTAGGCCGCCGTCAATAGCGACTCGATATTCTGGGCAACCGAAGGAGAGCCCGCGAAGGTGCCGTTGGTGACAAGGCTCGTCAGGCCGCGATAGTAGCGCTTGGAAAATGTCACGGATAAAGGCGTCAAGGTCAAAGGCCGAATCCTGCAACTCCGCCAGCGTCACCTTGATAATGTTGGTCTTGAGGGCGTCAGTAGAGAGCAAGAGGCTGGAGAGGCCCGGCTCAACCTCAGACATCGAGGAAGGCTCAGAATCCAGCATCAAGAGATTGCCGGTATCGTTTGAGAAGGCTATCTTCATGGGCGCGCCGTTGTCCGTCTTTTTGGTATTCAACTCCGGCAAAATCGAGCCCCAGGCTTTCTCCGCTTGCGTCAGCACGGGATAAAATTCCTGCGGAACAAAGTAGCCGCCCGTGGAGGTGGTCAAGTCGCGCTGCTCGCGCCCAGGCCGCTGGGTGCGAGTCTCTTTCTGTGCATCCGTGGGTGTGTAGGAACGCAAAACCGGAGACTTGTCTCCGTACCGAATAAAGTCAGCAAAGGCCGCCCGCGATTCATCCGCGCTCGCACCCGTACCACTCCCAGGATCACCACGCGGAATCTTGGGCAGGGCCCCATCCGCCGCCAGTTTCGAGGCCACGGACTCCATAACTCCAACGCGCTCTTCAATAGCATCCGCTTCCGAAATCATCCGCTTGGACGATGCTATTTCTTCAGCCGTCACGCCGTCTTTAATCAAGAGCGCTTGGGCATCTTTCAGTAACTTGTTGCGTTTGTCGCGCAATTCTTTCATAGGTTTTCACCTCACTGAGATTGGGATTAACTTGCAATGCCCGGCAATGACGGCCCTAGCCGACACCACAAAGCGCACCGGCACGCGCCCGCCATTCAAGGCAACCCCTCCGGGCACGCGGGCCAGCGATACAGCCGAAATTGAAAAAAGGAAACCGGTTAGACGTTTTCGGGCGTTTGCATGCGCCGCAAAACCTCTGCGGTAAGGGCACGGGCCTCCGCCGCGAGGCGCTTAATCTCATCCGCCCGGCTCTCAGCCGGAGCCGCTACGGGCTCAGCCGCTGGAGGCTTAAGGTGCACCTCCAGGCTCTCCGGTTGACCATCCGGCCACAGTGAGCGAGCGCTTACGGAGGTGCCCGTATAGGCTGGGTATGTAACCGGGCTCACGTCGAATAGGTCAACATCCAAAAGCTCGCGCAAAACCGTGCGGTTGCCGGAGCCGTCGACTCCCTCGCTCCAAGCGTCTTGATTGACCACAAAGCCAAAAGAGCATTGGTCAATGTCTCCGCGCTGTACAGAGGCCATCA